CCGGCAGTACCCAGAGCAGTGTTGGTGTTCAACAGACCACCAGCAAGTGATGCGTCGTCAGCACCGGCAAGGCCAGCACCGTCAGCAATTGCTTGCAGGACGTTGAAGTCGTACTTGCGCTTCAGAGAGTATGCACCTGAAGAAGTAGCCAGTGCCTCAAAGTTAACATGAGACTGACGCTCTTCGATGTCATCGATCTTGAACGCAAATGCGTTTGCTTGGTCAACAACCATAGTTGTTTGATCGTCAGCCAAGTCTTGTGGGTTAACCACAGAACCGCGTGTGTATGCGCTCACTGTGATTGTAGGTTCTTTAATGATACGTACTGTATCGCCAAAGTTCTCAATTTCCCCCGCGTAATCGGTATTCGTGATGTCTTCAGCAACCGAAGCGCGACGGAAAAATTTGAGGACTTTTTGGCTAAAGATTTCCGGTGTAAAGTTACCGGAAGGCAGGTTATTGTAACCTGCAGCGCGATTAAAAGCCATCTGCTTTTCCTTCCATTTTGAGGTTTATGTTATGCGTTGTAATCGATTCGCCCTTCAGACCGTGCCGCGTCTAATTCGCTTTCTAGCTTCTCAAACTCGTGCGGTTTCATTCGGGCAATTTGTGAGACTTTCCAAATCTTTTTATCTCCAGTAGCTTCAGACGAAATATCTTTTGCCTTAGGTGATCGAATTACGGCTGCTGCCGCTTCATTCGATTTGGTCCGTTTCTTTGTTGAGATACCTTGATCTGCTTTGTACAAATCTAGGACTCGCGAGGCCCAACGAGCATCAGTATTATTTTTGTAAATACCGTCGGAAATACTTTCCGGCTGTTCGTCTAACCAAGCTAAGAACGCTTCATCCGCTTTGATTTCATTAAAATCTGGATGATTGTTCATAAGTTCGCGATATGCGCTCTGTACCTTGAGTTCCTTTTCACGTTCTCGAATAACTTCGATTTCTTGTTCCAAACCAGATGCCCGTTCTTGTGCCTTCAAAGTTGCAATTGTTTCTACAACATCGAACACGTCTGGGTATTCTTGCTTGAACCTTTCGAGTTCTTCTGGTGATTTTGGCAGAGTAATGTTTTGGCTTGCGGCTGCAGACTGCATAGCCTGTTCCATCTCTTTTTCACGCTGCTTGAAGGCTTGTACCTTTTCGTCGTAGTGACGTTTGAGATCGTCGTAACGTTTTTTGTAGTCGTGGTCTCTTTCTTCGGACCCTTGTACAAAGGATGTTGCTTCTTTCTCTTCTGGTTCTTCTTGCTGCGCTTCTACTTCAACGTTGTCATCATCGTCTTCGTATACCTCATCCCGGTATTTTCCACGATATAGACCTTCGTCGTTGACTGTTCCAAAGGAATCATTGGGTTTGTTTGCGCGGTGTCCGCGTACTTTTTGTTTTGCCATTGTTTTACCTCATGTTGCGGGGCCACATGGCTGTGGGTAGCCGCTCCGGTTGTGTCAGGGCCGCGTTAAGTGCGGGTAGCTGACGGATTCTTCTTACGGAAGTTCTGGTGCTGCGAACGTGCGGTAAAACTCATGTCCGCCCAGTTCCGTAGAAAACTCTAAATCTTTTGATTCACGCATCCACTGGCTAGGAGCGTTTTTGCGTGTGTAAAATACTGTGTTTGCTGGAAGACGATACTGGCCTTCAGTCTCCGGGTCGAGAACGTTTTGGGCTGCAGCGTACGCTTTGGCTAGTCCTTTGTCAGCAACGCCCTTCTTAACTTCTTTGGCTCGTGCGTAAAAGGTCGAAGGCTCTAGACCGGAAAAGTGAAAGGCACCCTTGCGTGTTTGTTTTAGCAGCGCATCATCTAGGGTCTTGATGCCTTTGAAATCGTAGTAGTCAGAGCCGATCCGATTCTTAACTACTTCACCGATTGCTTCCATGCTTTCGATAGGATCTGTCGTAGACTGGGTTTCAGTTAGGAACAACACAGTTAACTTGTCTTCTGGGGATAAGCTTCTAATGAACTGTTTGATCTGTCCGCGCTGTGGCTTACGGCTTGCAAATTTGGATAGCTTTGCCTTTAGTTCGTCGGATACGGGAAGATACTCTTCCATGTCGATATCTTCGCCCACATCGCCAAGTTCCATACCTTGATCAGCCAAAAAACCGCCACCCACTGCAGCACCAATTTTTTCTCCGTACTTTGCCTGACGACGTTTTACTTCGGGTTTGCCTGCATCATTAATTTTGTCTAAGAAACCTTTACCGTACTTTTTTTCGATGGTTGCTACAACTTCTGGTTCGATTAGGCGTTCACCGTCGGATAGCGCAACGTCTACCATTTTGACTTTGCCACCGATTTTCATTTTGGTGCGTTTTGTTGCTTCGCCAACAACCCTGTCGAGCATCTCTTTGTTTGCTTCGTTGGCTGGTTGATTGACTACAAACGAACCGGCTTTGACTGAGGTGTAACGGTTGTCAGCGATAGACATGTCGTCACGCACCGTTGACGGGTCTTTGTTGACGAAACCTTCGGTAATAGCTGTGCCACCGGTTCGCATGTCGATACGTCCGCCAGTTGCACGGAAACTGTCGTTTCCACCGCCTATGCCACCGCCGCCGCCACTGCTACTGCCACTGCTGCTGCCACCGCCGTCTGTACCACTACCGCTGTCTGAATCGCCGTCGCCGAAGCCGCCGCCACCATCATTTGAACCTACACCACTATCTGTGCCACCGTATCCACCAGTAGATCCATCATTGGTGTTATCGTTGTTGGTATTGTCGCTATATGAATCTGCTACATCTTCTGGTGACAGTGCGCCGTAATTTGCAGGATTGGAAGGTGATGTTGGATCTGGAGAGTCAGATACATCTAATTCATCGTCATAAAAGGCTGTGTCGGAAGGTGTACCTAATACATCATCAACATCGGTATAACCAAATGTTGGATCAAAATCTACATCGGACGGTCCATATCCTGCCCACGGGGAACTTCCGGTTGTTACAAACGTACCCCCGCTTGTAACGGGTGTCTTTATCATACCCTCTCCGTATGGGTTCTGGGTGTAAGAGTAAACTACTCCTTGACTTGGCAAACTTCCCATACCGACGTCTGCACCCTCTACTGCTCCGTAACTAGCAATATTGTAGGCCGCTGTTATATCAGGAATCGTTTCTAAATCAGTGAAATCAATTGCTGCTAGTGCATCGATAATGTTTTGCTGATGCTGGGCTGCTGTTAAGCCGCGAGGTACGTTGTCAACCATACCAGACATTACCGGACCAAAACCTAATTCAGCTAAAATACCCGGAGAGTATCCGACTATCTGGTTGTCTAACAAACCTACGCCATATCCCGGAGTACCCTTTTTAGCTTCTGAAAATATACTTTCTAGGTTTTTTTGGCTTGCCGCTCCGGCTAAAGCAGCAAGACCCCCCATAAAGGGACCCATCATTGCACTCACGACTTTTGGCACCCCTGTAGCCCTCACCGTTCCAGTCAAGGGATTAACCTTTTCTGGAACACCCATAAAATCTACAATCTTTGATTCTATGTATCCTGCAATTGTGTTTGGGTATTCTTTATCAACTCTAGGGTCAGGTACTCCCAAACCTTGCAAAGTTTGCCCTAAAATATCTCTGTCTCCTCCCTCACCAGAAGAGCTTGATTGCGAACTACTACTGCCACTACTACTGCGAGTTATAGCAAATTGCGTGTATGAGCGATTTACATCTTCTTCATCTGACATAGGATTAGGCACAACAGGACGATTGCTAGCACCCGCAGTGCTATATCCAGTAAATGCCTGTCTTCTTATGTTCTCAATATAGTTGTCTGCAATAGGGCTTGTAGCCATTTAGATATCCTTTGCTTTTACAGCAGCTTCGTAGTCGGCCTTTAATCCTTTAAGCATTTCCAGTGAAGTTATCTTCCCCTGCAAGCGGAACACTTCCAGTTCCGATCTGGCCCCCACCAACGCCCGAAGCGTCATCTGGATTTGCTCCTGCAGGTACGTCTCCAGACTGTCCCATGCTTCCTTGTTGGTTACTAGGCTGCTGACCTTCCGGGCCTGTTCCTTGTTGAGCATTCTGTGCCAATCCTTTCAACATCTCTGCAAAAATTTGAGCCTCGTTTACGTCGTTAACCAAACTATCGGGATCGATGTCTTGGGCAATAGCCAGTTCACGCATGAGGTTAGGTATTTTAATAAACGGTGCTAACATAGGGTTAGATACCGTTTGAAGCAGGGTTGTTAGTCTTTGGCTGCGGACTTCTTTTTGCATAACTGCAGCTACGCCGCGAGGTTTGATCTCTAGGTCACCTTCGATATCGGGAGCATCCTCATTAAATTGCATGTTCCACTGGAAGTATGCCTCACCTAGCGGCTTGAGTAGTGCATCATCTATGTTTTTGATTACCGTCTTGAGAGATAGGCTTGCACCACCAAGAAGCATAGATAGTCCAGATGCGGTTCGGCCTGTTCCGGCTACCCCAGTTTGACCGTGCATAATCGATGGAAGGCCCGTCTCTTCGTCTGCAAGTTGACGACTAATCTGATACATCTGAATATTTTCAGGTGCGGTGTTAGGAAACTTTAGTCCGTTGACTGCGGTTCCTGTTACGCCAGACTGACGGCGGAATATCTTTCCGGGGAAGATATCCATATTCTGTCCGGGAACCAAGCTTGCTTCGTCTACATCGAATACCAAGTTACCGGCAAGAGCGAGGTTATCGATTGCCATCCGAACGTGACCGTTCATCAGCATCTGTGCATCTTCCATATTTTCCGCTACACCAACACCCCACATCTGATATGGGTTGATTTCGTATGGAAATACTTGGTATGGAATACGTGCCGGTGTAAAAGGATTTAAAACACAACGAATAACTTCGTTACCACAAACCCACACGTTTACCTGCACCTGATCTATTGGACCCATTGTCTGAGGTACATCTAAGCCAGCTTGACTTGCAAACTCAGCATCGAGAACACCCCAATACTCAAACACTTCGAATCTAGTCTCATTATAATACGCTTCGGTTTCATCTTCACGAATAGTATCTTCGAAATACTTGTCTGTGTAGTTGGAGCCTTTTGCAATTACATCTTCAATCTTGTCCTTAAAAAAGTAAGGACTGCTGATTAGATTACGAAGCTGTTGCTTGTTCATTCGATGGCGTTGAATTACGTACTCACAATCATCGATGCTAGTTGCAGACGGATCAGGATAAAAATCCCACGCAGATACGTTTTCAATTCGAGGAACAGTCTTTTCGTAAGGAGCATACATTCGCCCTTCCGGTGTAGTTTCCCACTTATGAACACGCTTGTAAAAGTTAAACGGTCCTTTAATAATCCCCGTACCTAACAAAGCTGCTTCGAATATACTGCTGCGGAACTGATTTACAGCACTTGTATCAAGTAGCTGATCGTGAATAACCTTTTCCATCTTTAAGGCAGCACGTTGAGCAGGAGAAATTTGTGGCTCTCCCATGAGTGCTGGTCCGGGACGAAGCGGAGCATTCTCGTATCTGCTTTTAGTGCCACCTAAGTAATCCATAGACGGGCTTGTTGCCGTAGCACCCGGTTCTAAGTTTCGACCGTCTCCCGGAAAACCGTAAGGATCTTCCTGCTGAATAACATCGTCTAGGGGGGTTTCCAAATGAGCAAACTCCGCAATTCCTTCAGGAACCGGAGTGGACTCAACAACTAATGGAAATTTCTTATTAGCAAAAAGGATATCAATGATCTGTCCGTACGCAGCAAGAACCTTTGTTTTGGTGATCTTGATAAATACTTTGGATCTTTCGGAGTCCCGATATTGTGTGGTGGAATCGTAGATACCACGAAAGTTTTTGTACGCCTTCAACCAACGCTGCTCGTAAGCATAGCGTCCGTTTTCAGCATCTTCAAACTTTTTGTTAATAAGCCCTACAAGTCCCGGAAGCTGATCTTCAGCATCATTAACCGCTACTTGTGTATCATCAGGTGGCTGGAGAAAATTTTCAGACATTTGATTTTAGTAGTCGCGCTCTTCAGCCATTTTCATAACTGATGGGTCAACGGCTTTCTTGGTCATCTTCTTTGGCATGTCTTCGGTGAGTACACCTTGCTTTGCCATAGTGTCAAACTCAAGACCTTCCCGATATAGTTTATTGCATCCGCCCATATCATCAACGCTAGTTTTGTCGCTGTTCATGATGTACGATGCACCCATATTCATGTTCATGGTTAGTCTCCCAGTTTATGGTGTGTAAGAAATGAAGCCGGTTGCTTCTTTGCCTTCACGAGCGGCTCCTCTCGCTTGGCGTAGTCTTTCTGGATTAGAAAGAAAAGAGGTAGGTACGTTTTGTACGGCATCTGGTACACGTACCGGTTCTGTAATTTGTGGTTGTGTGGCAGGAGCAGCAGCAGGGGCCTGATTGAATAACTCTGGTTGATCTGCCATCACTCGTTCAATAGGACGGGCTGAACCGGGATCAGGAGCAGGAGAGGCCATAGACTGTCCTGCTGCAATCACGTCGCTAGGGGCGACTGGAAGAAACTCTGTGGCTCCTGCTGCAACTCCTATTGGACCAGCTACAGAACTAGGAAGTCCCAATGCTTCTGCTTGCTGCGTAACTGCGCTACGAGTCTGTTCTGCAGCTATAGCAGAACCCACATAAGGGATTGTTGCAATACCCTTCTTAACGGGTCCGGGTAGCTTCTTGTAGGTGTTCTTAATGAAATCGAGTGTCGAAGAATACTGCTTAACCCTGTCGGCTTCCTGCTGTGCAGCTTTACCTGCCGCTACTTCCGCCGTTGCCTCTTTTATCTTCAGGTTAGCTTCGGCTACCTCTGTGGCACGTGCTCCGCGCCGGATAACTACGTCGTCTGCACGATCCCCTGTTTCCTGTGCAACTAGTCTAGCTTGCTCTGTTGCCTGTGCAGTCTTTGCTGCGCGGAACTCTTCGCCTTGTGCAATCTCTTCTGGAGTAGCAGCAGTCGGTTGAACCGATGCTTGCGACGGAGTTGCCATCGCATTGATTTCAGGATATTGTGCGTTGAACTCTGGTGTAAAGTCTAAGCGAAGGGCTTCGCCTAATCCTTTTGCATCTGTGGCACCGACAGCATCTGCCATCATCTTTTCGTAGGCTACTAAGATTTCACCACGTTGTTTTAAGCCACTTATATCTTCTACATCAGTATAGTAGCCTGTCATGATTTTGTCAAGTAAACTTTCATCACTACCTTTATGGCTGATAATTTCACTTGCAAGATCGGGACGACCAAGTTGGTTAGCAATTGCGGATGCAGTGATACGGCGAAGGTCGGTATAGCCTGACGGTGCGGTTAACAACCTATCGAGTACATCTTGTGGGATTTTTGTAAAGACGTGCTTTTTGAGGGCAGCAGTGATCTTTGCTGTAGTCATCCCCGGAAAGAGTTCGCCTGTCGGACCAGCCGCATCAAAGCGACGGTTCAAGATCTCACGAACAACCGGTCCCGGCGGCTTATCAGCACCTGCTGGTTTTCGTCCTCTTCCTGAAGCTACTTGTGGATCACGAGCAACGCCAGCCTCTCTATCATAAAAAGGTCTGGCAGGACTAACTCGCGTTGCAAGAGCACGATTTGTACGCATACCTTCTAGGTCTTCTCCACGATAACCTAGCAAGGATGCCATA